TCATTACCTATTGTATTTTTTGAAACCCAAAACGTTCTATACAGTAAATTATTGCAATCCAAAATCAGTATTTTCATCCTCTTTAATAATATTTGTATTTTTAGGATGGTCAATATTAAACTTGTATTGTTTCAAACAAATTTCAAGTATTTTACCAGATAAAACAGCATTTGTTTTACGTAATAAATTATTTTCCACCCCTTCTTTAACGTCTTTCGATGGTATGTAAAAATTTTCTAGGTTATTTGTAGATAAAAAATTAAACGTATCTGTTTCAGTATTTTGTTCTATAAACACCAATAGATGACCTATATACGTACCTTTATGTACTGCGTATATATCACCTTTTTTAAATTTATTTTTTTTATTTCTAAAAAAATTCATTTATTAGATGAATTTAAGAAGATATTTCTACAGCACTTGTAGGTATGGTTTCGGTTGTAGATACAATTTGAGGGGGTTCAATTACAGCATTACCCGTGGTTAAGATTTGCTTATAAAGCATTAATATGTTTTTAATAGATGTTTCGGTTTTAGGTAAACCCAATCCAAGCGAAGTTATAAGGTCGGTGTTAAGAACCGTGTTGCTTCTATTAGCTTTAAATTTAAACTTTGCAGGATCTGAAATAAAATTCCACTTCTTATCGAAAACACTAGGTATATTTACTTCCTTCATTAACTCCACAATTTCATTTGCTTTGATTGGTTGCGGGTTAACTACATTATAAGGCCCAAACGGTAAAGGTGATTGATTATCTAATAGTAAAAAGTTATATACAAAATTATAGAAATCATCAACACATGTTACACTGTTCAATACATCTAAAGTCTTTTCATACTTTAAAAGTTTATTAAATAAATTCTTTTCAACGTCAATAAACGTAAAAGGTAACCTAATTCTAAAGATATGACACTTATGACCAAAGGTTAATTCAGCTAAATGCTTTGTTTTTGAATAAAAACTGCTATCGTTATTGTATAACCCAAAATTTGGTTCATCGGTTTCTGTATATTCCTTATCATACCCATCATATACACAACCCGACCCAATGTATATACAACTACTACCATATTGATTTACAACATCAATAATATTATTCGGTATAGTAACATTATTTCGATATGTTAGTTGCTTATTTTCTGGTAATTCGCATGAATCAATGTTGGGTGTACCGGTATACCCAAATGCAATTATAACTTTATCAAACTGTTGAGTGTTAGCATGGTAATTTAAAAACATGCTAAGCATTTCCGGATTTGTATAATCTAATATATCTACACTTACGTTATGTACCTCAAAGTTTGGAGCTTTAGCAAGAAAAAAACTTAAACGCTCACCAATAAAACCTTTACCGAGTACCAGTATTTTCATATTATTTTTTAATATAAGGATCGTTAAAATCAACGTTGTTCGATATACCTCTTTTAATTAAAAAAGATATAACAACTTCCATTGAATTTGTTGTTAAATAAAAATTTTTAGGTATTTTATTACCACCGTCATTGAATTCAAACATTATTTCCTTCAGAGAATCTTTATTACAGTAACAAGTCACCACCACTGACTCTCTATTGGGGTTAATAATAATTGTCCATTTACGTGGATCTATAAAATTATAATTGTGAAACAGTTTAATTACCACAAAACCGCAATCACGTAGTCTTTTGATAAAATAACCTTGCGTGGTAATATTATTCATGTCATTAGTGCCGATACAATATACTTCAATTTATATTGATCTTCACTTATTTCAAACAATATAACCCCAAGTTTAGGGTTAATATTAACAGTTAGCTTTTCAAATTTAACCGATGAAATTATTTTTATTGTTTCGAATATAATTGGTATATCATTTATCGGTTCTTTAGGTTGGAAGTCATCATTTAACACTGTTGAAAATGTATCCAATAAACTATTTGCTTTGTCTGCAATTTCACCGTAAACTTTACCTTCAACAAATGAAATATATAACTTGCTTGCTGTATTTGCAAAACTCGACCCTTTAATTAACTCAATAATTTTATTATGGTCAACGGTAAATTGAATATTAAATTCAAGTTTTGCTATTTTTTCAGCACTTAATGAAGGTCCATTGATAATTCCATTTTCCAAAAGATGGTATGTGAATCTTATTTTACCATCATTGTAACCTAAACTATTACCATTATATTTTAATTTGACTTCTTCACAATCTAGAAGTGTTATTATTCTTTCTAACCTACGAAGATCGGGGCAATTTAATACAACAGGTTTATCGGTATTAATTTCAATATTACTTTGCGCAAATAAAATTACCGATGCATCTTGTGTGGCATTTATTGATGTTACTTTATTTTCTTGTATCTTAAGATTACCTGAGTCTGATATATTACATACAGGTTTTAAGAATTTCGTGAGAAATTCCCCTTTATTTTTGATAACCAATTCCATATTTCTATGTTAGACTTTTTTTTCTTTCTTGTCCAACTTTTTTTTTACAATATGTTCGGAAAGACCATTAACTTTTTCATTTAATTTATCTAAACGTTCAATAATTGTATTGAGTTTATAATATATATTTTGTGCTGTAGGTGAATTATCGAAATTAAACATCATTTGATTAGAATCATTCACCGGTGTTTGTGGTGTATTAACCGGTGAAGGTTGTTCTACTACAGGGTATTGAACTGGTTGCGATCGAGGTAATTGTGGTTGTACTTGTTGAGCAGGTACAACCCTAATATGCTCTTTAACTAAATTAGCTTTTGCTTTTTCAATAATATCACGTGGTTGGATATCAGTTTTAATAAATTTACTATCACCAACCATCATACCATTAACGTTGTTTTTAATAAACCCCGCTGTGCTTGCAGTTAATGCTGCAATCAATTCTAAATCTTCTTTTACATTATTTGCAGACATAAAAAAATGGGGAAGGTGTACACCTTCCCCTGTATTTATATAACTATTTAACTATTCAACTGCTCAAGAATCTTGCTTATATCATCATCTTCCTCTTGAGTATTGAGAGATGTTTCAGCTTCTGCAACTGCTTTACTAACTGGCTTCTGAGCTACAGGTGTAGCAGCTTCAATAATATTTACCTTCACATCCTCCTTTGCAGCAGGTGTGGCTGTGCAATGATAATGCTCATTAAGAACCTTGGTGAGCTCGTCGTAACTCTTAACAGTGAACACCCTTTCAAGATCAATAGTGTCATTGTAAATCTCCTGAATCTTATTTTCGGTAAGATTCTCGATTGCTTTGGGCATTGTGAATTTAGAAGATGAATACGAAGGATATTCACCTTGCTTATCCACCTTAACCTTGAAATCACAACCCTTACCGCTAAGGTCAAAGATTCTCGAACCAAGTGAATCGCTATCCTCCCCCTCAATTGCATCCATAATAATCTTATGCAATTGACGACCGAACTTAAGAAGTTTTACCTGACCATTATTTTCAGGGTTCTTAGGATCGTTGATGACATAAACATTTACAAGCCAATTCTCTTTGCGAAGAATTTTGCTTGCCTTGTCTTTTTCTTCTTGCGAACCAGTCTTGGTAATTTTATATCTATACTCATTGATCGGGTCACGATCACCCCACGTCTGAGGACTTACCAAGTTAATATATTGCCCAGTTGAATAAGACGTCCAACCAAAAGTAAAGTAATGGAAAAACGTTTTGCTTGGATCTTTAATGTTAGGTAACAATCTTACAGTGTAGGTATTACCTACTTCTGTCTTCATGAACTTACCCACACTGTTGTTTTCGTTCTTGACTAATGCTTGTTTGATGCTATCAAACATCGATGCTGTTATTATGTTATTCATATATTTTAGTTATTTTTAGTTTTTTTAGTTTATTAGTTTATTAGTTATTTTTCAATACGCTACTCACGTATTGATCTATATTTAATATATTTTACCAAAAATTTCAAATGGAAAAATAAGGTTTTAATTCCGAAATTATTTTCTTTGTCGTTTTAGAGTTATAATAAACGGATCTGTAAAGATTAAAATCATGCATTAAATTACCCAACATAAAATTAATGATTTCCTTATCGCATCTACTGTAGATTAAATCAATTTTATCGCAAAGAAAAAGACAATACACACTAATTTTATTTTCCTTTAAATGTACCCAAAATGTATTTACCTTATCGGTAATATGATTAAAATAATCAGAGTATTTCAAATTATTTTCTTTACAAAAAGACATGATATGTTTTATACCGTCTTTTGTTCTTTGCAATACAATATCGGTATCGGGGTTTATTGTTAATAGCTTTTTCTCATAAAGGTTGTACACCTTCACACCATTATATGATGAATAAAACTTTAAATCATACGATTTATCACATTTTGGATAAATATAGTAAGGTGCAAGAAAAAAGTCTTCAATCTTAATATGGTTGTATTTTGTGAAAAAAATTGCAAGCTTTTTTGTATAAATGTAATTTTCTTCATTTTCAAAATTTTCGAAATTTACTCTCGTTTTATATGGTTTGTCTAAACTTCGACGAGATACTTTAAGATATTTATTGTAAATATCTTTTTCAAACTCTGTCATATTAATATGATAATTTAAACGAATCTACTATCAATTTATTTTTTTTATTATTCAAAAACATATTGATATATTTGCTCTTATACAATGTGGGATCGTAATTTAAAAAATATTGCACTACTTGGAAAGGTGTATCTAAATCCATACATTTAAGAAACACTTCACATATATGTTTATCGCTTATAACCTTAAGGAAAATGTTGGGTAAGTTTATTTTTTTATTAAAATAAATATAAGTGTATGAACAACACGTTAAAAATATATGCTCCATCTCATCATTTGATAGATTATTAGATGGGTTAGTATTTGTCTTTTTCATACACCGATAACAACTTGGTGTACTCTAAGAACTTTTCTGTTATGGTACCTCCGCAAGCATTATCGTGACCTTCTCCTTTCTCACCCGTTACTTCTTCAACGGTAGTTGAAAGTGATACATTAGATGTTTTTTTATGTCTAAAATATATACGCTTTAAACGAGTGTTGACTATACACGCTATATCGCATTGCGTTTTTTTAAGAACATGGTCAGCGAGTTCGTTAATACTGAAATCACCAAACATGGATGCTATTGAATATCTATCGTTTTTATAATAGTATATTGGATTTGTCTGTATATGTTCTTGTAATTTTTTAAGTTGTAATAAAATGATATTTCTTTGCTGAACGTTAAACAATTTGAAACCGTTTTCAAAATCCACCACAAACTGTTTAACTCTATCCCCTTGATATTGCCAGTAAAGAAAATTTAAAAGTAATGATTCTTGATTTTTAAGGGTGTAACTATCATAGTCGTCAACTAATGCAATTAAATGTTGTTGTTCGGGTGTTAAACTAGTATTTTTAAGTAATGTTTGCTTAACTAAATCAGCATTACTTGTATGTGTTTTAACAATTTTAACTGCTTTTTTATAATTTGGTTTATGTGATTGATGATGATCAATCACAATAACATTAGGGTAATCAACAAGATCTATATTTTTTGAAACATCAATATCTAATATAAAAATTTTCTTAAATGAATTTATATCATTTTTAGATAACCATGCACTAAAATCGGTACTAAAATTTTTGACTGTTGTTGCTTTATATGGTAGAGGAGTGGACCCAAGTAGCCATTTAACACATAAATAGCTACAAGCGCCGTCGAGATCACAATCTGTGAAAACGAAATACTTATCCATCATAAATAATTAAATACGTTTTTATTGATATCAACTATTATCACCTAACAAGTCAAGAGCGTTAATAGCTGTAGCTGCTACTGATTCTAATTGTGGTATATCTTCCTCGGTAATAGTTAATGTAGGGTAATTAATTTGTAATTGAGTACAACCGGTGTTAGATCCAAATCGGTTTTTCATCATACCTAATCGTATTATGTTTAGAGATCTATCGTCTTCTTCTTGCCAAATACTCATCATTGCATCAACCGCTTGTGCCATTGCTAAACTCTCACCGATAGTTTCAACACCTGGGTTTGAAACATTATAACCTGTACGATTTAACTGAGTAGCAGATATAAACGGCGCATTAAACATATAAGTAAATGCACGTACCTGTTCGGTTATATATTTACCACGTTCGTTGCTATTTGAACCTATCGGTGAATGTAGTAAGTTAAGATAATCTAAAACAACCGCATCAAAAGCAATACCTTGCGATTGTAACTTTTTAAGAAAAGCTGATAATTGTATAGGTGTTATAGTACTAGGTGGAAATTCCTTAATAAGTATTTTACCACCTGGGTATTTTTCGAAAAACAATTCAACGTTACCTCTCAACAAACCTGTTTCATGGCGTAGATTAGATAACGGTATACTGGTAATGCTTGATGCAAGTCTTCGTGCATAAATCATTTCACTCATTTCAAGTGAAATGATAATTACTGTTTTACCTTGTTTGGCTATGTTTGTTGCTACGTTACCTAGAAAAATAGATTTACCAACATTAGTTTCACCTGCAAACAAATATAAAGCTCTACCTGAAGCCAACCATCCCCCGTCTAATCTTTCATCTAACCATTTCCAACCCGTTGAAATCACAGGTTGTATGGTTTCAAGATCATTTATTACTGTACCAATGTCTTTGAAGAGATCAATACCTAAAGTCTGGGTTAGATTTATACTGCAACTCTCCTCAAATTTTTCTAATATCTCTGCTGTATTTACCGTGTTATTAGTTACCTTATCCACCACATCCATCATTGTATGGAATACAGCCTTTTCCTTTAAAAATTGCTCAGTACTTGCGTACAAGTCATCTTCGTTAAAGTTTTTATCGACTTTTTGAATTTTATTAAGTGCATTTTTTAAACTATCTTTATATTCTGATGTGTTACAATAGTTTAAAATTTCAGTTTTTGAAGGTAACGTATTTCTTTTTTCAAAAAAGATTTTTATTATGGTGAAAACGTTTTTAAAATCTTTATCTTTGAAGTAATGAGGTCTAATATAGTCTACAATTGAAGCAAGGTATTTTTGATCGGTAAATGATTTATAAAATATGGTTGTTTCAAAAATATCTAAATCTAACGATAAATTTTTCATGATCCGAGAGTAAAGAAATGAGAATCAGCGGCAAACGTCCCTACATTATAAAAGGTATTATTGTTTAAATCAAGTTTAAACAAAGTTCTTTCTGGTACCGGTACCATGAGCATGTACTTTACAGAAGAAAACCAATTTTCTTCGTGAAATAAAGT